TACCGGACCCGCCGAACCGCCGAATCCCCTGCGTTCTGATGCGGTGCAATCCGCAAGAGGACGAGAACGGGTGCGGACTGCTGCAAATGCAGCACAGCGTTCCGCCCGAGATTCTTTATTCGTCTTACTGGTATCGGAGCGGCACAAACCGAACCATGACCGAGCACCTAGAGGGAATTGTCCTTCAGTCGGTGGCGATGCATGACGGGAAGCCCGGGCGCGCTCTGGACATCGGATGCAACGACGGAACTATGCTGCGAAAGTATCCGACTGGATGGAAACTGACTGGCATTGATCCTTCCGAGATCCCGCACCCGGAAATCGAAGGAATCGAGATAATTAAATCCCTCTTCCCATCCCCGCGCATCACCAACACCGACTTCAACATTATCACCTCCATCGCGATGTTCTATGACCTGGAATCCCCGGTGGATTTCGTCAACGCGGTGGCGTGTTCGCTCGCGTGGGATGGGGTGTGGGTAGTGGAAATGTCCTACATGCCGCGCATGCTGGAACTCAATTCCTACGACACCATCTGCCACGAACACCTCGAATACTACAGCCTCGCCGTCATCGAAAACATCTGCCGCCGTGCTGGCATGAAGGTGGTGAGGGCGGAGTTGAACGAGAGCAACGGCGGCAGTATCCGGTGTTTTGTGGCGCATCAGGAGTGCGAGAAGTATGATCGGCCAGAATGGCAGGCTGGGGTGCAGGCGCTGCGGGTGCGGGAGTTCGACAAACGACTCGATACCGACAAACCCTATTGCTCGTTCCAAGAGCGCATCGAGGCGCACCGCGATGAACTTCTGACGCTGCTTCGCTCCCTGCGTTCCGACGGAAAGCGCATTCATCTCTATGGTGCATCCACCAAGGGCAACACGATCCTCCAGTGGTGCGGAATTGATTCTCGGCTGGTGGAGTGTGCGGCAGATCGGAATCCCGAGAAAGACGGGTCCTTCACGCTCGGAACCGATATTCCCATCGTGAGTGAAGAAAAGTCGCGGGAGATGAAACCTGACGCGTATTTGGTGCTGCCATGGCATTTCAGGAAAGAGTTTCTGGAAAGGGAACAAAATTTCCTAAACGACGGCGGAAGGTTCATCTTCCCGCTACCAACCGTGGAGGTGGTGGGGAAATGAGAAACGCCATCATCACCGGAGGCAATGGGCAGGTAGTGCGGTGGCGGAGGTTCATAGCTTTTTGAACACGAGCCCCACGAAGGAGTAATCGTGCCCTTGGTAGTGGAAATCCGGTGCGCCTTCGAGGTCCGGCGAATTGACCCAATAGCAGCCCTTGGACTCCAGAACGCGGCCGAGTCGTTCGATGTCGGCAGCGGTGTAGAGACGGCAATCGGTGGCCGGAAGTGGGTCGCCCGCGCGCCAGCCCTCGCGGAAATCCGCCGTCAAGATGCAGACGCCATCGGAGGCGAGGCAATCGCACAGGTCGCGAACGAATTGTTCATCGTCGGCGACGTGTTCGATGACGGAGGTGGAGAAGATGCAGTCGAAAGCGCCGACATGCCGCTCTCGAACTTTTGCTAAGGTGTATGCTTCCCAAGGGCGCTTGCTGTCGGGATCAATTCCCAAAACATGAGTTTTTGTAGCACGCAACGTCTCAAACCCCGTATCCTCAAAGCATCCCACACAAAGGACACTTCGCGCCCCCGTCTTACGCACCATCTCCAACGTCCAAGCCTGCTGCACATTGGCTTCTGGAATCTTGCGGCTCATCATTTCCGGAACCGCTGCCTTCATCTCATCCACGACGGGTTCAAGGCGGTGGCGGTCTGCGTTGTTGAGTAGACGGCAGTAATGCGCGTCCGGGATGGCGCGGATGATGTGTTCAATGCTGCCAATGATCATCCCATCGGAAAATTCCTGGTACACCTCACGTAGCGGCTCAATTCCGCGGGCCATGATTTCAGACAGCGTGCTGTCCTCGACAAAGATGCCTTCACATTGATGTAGATGTCGGAACATCCGCGTGCGGGTCACGGCAATGGGGCGCCGTGCCGCCAGCGCATGGTCGGTCGTGGATGCGATGCCTCGACTCGGGTCGGATTCGTCGTAGAGGTAAGCGTTCAGGTCGCTCTCGGCCAGCCAGTCCACGAAACGATCCGGCTCCATGAAGTCGTGATCGATTTCCAGTTGGATACCGGGGGTGCGGCGGACGAGTTGGCGGCACCGGTCCGCGGTCGCGAGCGCCTGTGCGCCGTCCGCGTCACCGTAGCGAGCAAATGGCAAATGCAGCCGCAGGCGGGCGCGGTGAAACTGATTTACCACCATCCGCACAAGGCGCTCGTGGCCTTTCCAAGTGAAACCAAATCCGCTCGTGCTGATGATCGGCACTTCAGGGACTACGCAGGTACGTTCTGCGCGGGGCGCCGGCAGCGGACGCCCGAAGCCGAACCATTGATTGAGTTGCCGGTAATCGCCTTTGAAAGTTGGGTCCGGGTAGAGGAAAGCGTCGAATCCCGTGACGCGGGTTTCGTGATAGATGGTAGCCTGGGTGAGCCGAAGCGCCCGCACGGCGTTTAGGGTCTGGAGTGTGACCCATGGCATTGTGCATGGATAGAAGTTCCAGAGGACGAAATCCGCTTTGCTGGCTTGGATCGCGGCCAGTAGTTCGGCGTCCGAACACGGAGCCGCATAGCTGAAGATCATCCCCTGTGATTGCCGGAGGACGCGCCATAGCGAGAGGCCGAACTGGTGAACGCCACAGGCAGGTTCGACGCTATTGACGAAGAGGACGTTCATCGCATGACCCTTTCCAAAACCTTTACCGCATCCTGGGGCGTGGTGACATCCGAATGCACGAGCTGCATCCGCAGGCCCAGCGCCTCTGGATCGCGCACAAAACAAGCGCCGTTGCGATGCTGGGTGAAGGAGAGGAGGGTCTTATTCCAGTTCATCCAATTCTGTCGGGTCTCGCACGGCATCTGCGCCCCACTACACCGGCCCACAATCAGGTCACAGAAGGTGGAGAGATAGCTAATGGCGTTGAAGTCGGATTCGCCGGCCGCTCGTTCAGTCAGGTCATCAGTGAAGAAGACATTTTCCCGATCGATACTGCATCGTTCGGTGAAGATGAAGGCAGCGTTCGGGGTTGGCGGCAACAGCGCCACCATTTGTGCGAAATCGAAGTTGGCGGCGTGTCCGGAGCCGGTGGCACCATTGCAGAGCAGCACCCGAACCTTCCCTGCGTGTTCTTCTGCGAAAGACTTCACGTTGCCGAGTTTAACCCGCGTGTAGTCGATATTGGTCAGATACTCCACAAGGGCACGGGGCAGCGGCGGCAATCCCGCCTCCCTAAGGTACTGATTATGCATCCGATGAAGGCCCTCGACCGTACAGCCAACGCCCGGCCACAGCACGTAATCGCCGGGAGGATGGGTTTCGGCATTCCGCGCGCCGATCCATGTATTGACTCGAAGCTCATCGCCTCGATGCTCCACCGCCCGCCGCATGTCCATGTCCGGCTGAACGGGGATGCAATGCAACTGCGGCAAATCTTCAAAAACGGCAGGGTAGCGGCACGCGTAGGTGGCTGTTTCGATGCCGTAGATCCGCATCCAGTCCAGCACGAACTCGCGGGACTCGAAAAGGTCGCCTACGCCGTAGTGGTTGAAGAAAGTGAGAGATTTCACGGATGCTGGTTTTCGGGCGCGTCAGGCAGCACGTCATCCGCGAATCCGACTTCAATCCCAGTTTTTTCAGAACTGATCGTGCAGCCGGAAATGGTGATGCTGACGCTCGTGCTTTCGAGCGCACGAGCGATCCGCTGGGTGGCTTGCGCCAATTCCAGCAAGGCGCGCATTTTGAGATCGCTGGTATTTGGAACCGCCACAATGAGTGGCGGAGTTGGATTGGGTGTGTTCATAAATTACTCCAAGCGCCAGATACGGAACCGCGCGCCTTCCTTCGCCGTCCTGATATTGATCTCCAGCCGGTAAGCGGCACTGGTGACGATACTGCGGCCACGTCGGGTATCGACCACGAACGATTCCCCAGCCTTCATGGTTCGGAGGGTTTCGGTGGGGCTGATGGCGGTTCCAAACGACGTGACGGTGCTGTGGGTATCGGGGGTTGGAACGGTATTGGTGGTGACGGCCTTCTGCACTTCTTTCTTCTTAGTTGTTCTTTTAGTCGCTGGCAACTTTTTATTTCACGAACCAACCCCGAAGGTGTACTTTTGTCCGGAATGAAAATCCGACAACTCCTACTTCTCGTGCAGTCTCAAGCCGACGTGGACGCCCTCCCGGCCGCCGCTGACGCTTACAACGCCCAAGGCTTCAATGCCCTCTGGCTCCTCTTCAGCCCGGTGGTGCTGGTGGACACCAATGCTGTCTCTGCCGAATACGACGCCAATATCGCGGCCCTCCGAACGCAAATCGAAGCCTGCAAGACCGCGGACGATTTCGACGGCGCCAAGGGGTACAAGGCGCAGTTGGACGATTTCGTGATGCAGAAGACCATCAAGGTCAAGGAGGCGTGGCGGACGCTGACGCCAGAACAGCAGACTGCGGCGCAGGAACGAGTTTTCGGCCCCTTCTTCGCCAAACTGCCGAAAGAGCGGATTCGTCCCGAAGTGTTGCGGGAGCACTTCGAGCCCGCGTCCTTTATCGACGCGCTGGCGAGCGTCAAGAAGGCGTGGTTCGTGCCATTTACGCCCGGCAGTTTCACGATGGATTGGGCGGCGAATCTGGGGGCCAGTGTGGCGGTTCAACAGCCGGCTCGGGACCCGGAGGTGCCGAAAGCCACCGCCCCTGCCATCCCGGCACCCGCGCCGGCCAAAGCCAAGAGCGGCGGAAACCCGATGTTCACCTCCGATCGTTACCGGGAACTCACCCGCCTTCCGATCGATGAACTGGGCCGAATCATGACCGGCCACGGCCTGAATCTCTCCGGCTCCACCAGCAAGATCGCGGCGGGGATTTGGAAGCACGAGCAGGGCAAGAAGGTCGCGGTGTGATCCCCTGCCGCACCAAGCTCTGGCGCCCCTCGGCCGCGGCGGAGAAGTACTACGCGGAACAGAAGCCTACCTTCGACAAGGCCATGCGGGACGCTCATTCCCGCGACGCCACCCCGTACGAGTTCTTCCTAAAAAGTTTCGGAGACATGTGGCTGAGGAACCCGCTCAAACACGAGTTCCTGATCCTCTGCTGGCAGGAACAATGGCCGGACATCATCCAGATTGAACGCCGGGGTGTCCTGAATCATTGGCTCGTCCAAATGGCGAAGGGGCTTTGTTTCTCCAAACGCCTGACCATGATGGGATGTGGAAGTTCGGGAAAAACCGGCATCTCCGCCGCCTACTGTTACACGACATGGAAGGCCCGCCCCTTCAACTCCAGCGTCTTCCTCTCCACCACGTCCTCGGAGGCCGGGGAAAGCCGCACCTGGGGCGCGGTGAAGGACTGGCACAAATCCGACCAATTCAAGGTCGGGAAGCGGATCGAATCCCTGCACCTCATTACCCTCGATGAAGAGATCCGGGACGAGGAAGGGGTGAAGGAGCGGGATTTTCGCGATGTCATCAAGTGCATCAACATCAAGCAGGGGCAGGAGGGGAAGAATGTCGTGGCGAGTATTGTGGGACGCAAAAACGACATCGTAATTTGGCAGTGTGACGAGTTCAACTTTATGGACCCGGGCGTTCTCCTCGCCCGCGTCAACCTCAACACCAATCCCCGTAACCAGTTTATCGGCATCAACAACGCCCCGGAAGAAGGCGATCCGGCCTACATTGATGAAACGCCTTTCGGGGAGAAGTATCCGGATGGGTGGCGGTCAGTGGACAAAGACCGAGACAAGAGCTGGCCGACCGAATCCGGCCTTTGCCTTTACTTCAACGGCGCCCGTTCACCGAACTATGACGCGCTGGATGGCACCATCCCGTTCCCGAAACTCATGCATGAGGGGATGCGGGCCGACATCGAGAAGGACGCGAAAGGGCAGGATACGCCGGGGTATTGGAAGCAGTTCTACGGATTTCCACCCGGGATCGAGATTTCGGACAAGGTTTTGACCGTGAAACTCATGCAGGCCAATCTGGCGTTCTCTGAGCCGGTCTGGATGGACACCAGCAAGAAAACCCTCGCTGGTCTTGACCTTGGTTTCCGTGCCGGTGGCGACCCCTGTGTGCTGCATTTCGGGCGGATCGGGAAAAACCTCCAACAGCGGACGATTTTGGAACTTGAATACGACGGCATCTCGCTCGTACCCAGACAAAGCTCCAACGACGCTTTCGAGGTGCAGATCGCCCGCCAGGTCATCGAGGCGTGCCGTGCCATGGGGCCGAACGGCGAGCCCCGGGACTGCCACGACCTCGCCTTGGATGTAACGGGCGACGGCGGCATCCTGATGCAGCACATCGAGCGCGAGGCGCGTGAACAGGGCTATGCACTGAACGTGCTGCCGGTGTCCTTTAGCGGCACGCCGGAGGATCGGGTCATTATTCCGGGCGAGAAGCGCACCGCCAAGCAGATGTTCGCCAACATGGTGGCGCAGCTTTGGGGGAGTTTCCGGGTATCGGTGCTGAATCAGGTGCTATGCGGCATGAGCGTGCATTCCAACTGCACGAAACAGCTCTGCGCGCGCAAGATGGGGACGGACGAAAAGAAGCGGATGACGATTGAGAAGAAGTCGGACATGAAGCTCAGGATTCGGCGCTCACCAGACCACGGCGACGCGGCCTGCCTGCTCCATCATCTGGCCCTGCGGCACGGACTTTCGGGCATCTCCATCCCGGTCGCGCCAAAGCCCTTCGATCCGCAGACTTTTTTGCGAAAACAGGACAAGAGCCGCTACCAGGCCCCACAGCGCAGCATTTACGGCGAGCGTTAGCGGACTTTCAGCGCCTCAAACTGCCAGAAAAGGTCTTGGATTTCGGGATTCGGGAATGGGTGCTCTCCCCTCTTCGCCGCCATGACGTGCATGGCGAAATCTTGGCCCTGCCACCGATGCCGAATCCCCCATCCCTGCCAACTGCATTCGGTACTAACCAAATGCGGCACTTCCGAGGCCCGAAAGCCGAGTTCCAGAGTCCCCTTGTCGCCGTGGACGAGGTTGAAAAACAAGTCCGCGTGTTCGTTGAAGAAATTGGCCCACCGTAGCCCCATCCAGCCCGTAACTTTGTTCACGATATATTGCCCCGCCTCCCATTCTCGTTGGGGTGGGGTCAGTCCGCAGTGGATGTAGGCCCATGCGCTCGGGGCGTGGTTGGCGACATCGGAGAAGAAGAGGCCGCCGGCGCCGCGGACTTCCGGCAGATTCATGGTGATGGCCGGATCGGCGAACGGGAAGCAGTCGGCATCGAGAAACAGCACCTGCTCGAACGGGCAATGTTCAAGCGCGTAGTTCTTCAGCACCCAGCCGGCATGCGTCCAACTCTTCTGGTGCGCGTACATGGACAGCATCCGGTGTGGGTGTGACTCCAGATACGATATCGCGTCCACGGTTTCGGCGTCCAGTTTTGCCAGTTCTCCCCGCGCCCACGGCGGCATCTCCTCTTTCCCGAGGTGCCAGATTTGAATCGGCAGCCCGCAGCCGAGTTTCCGCAGCCACGCCACCAGCACCCACGACCAACTCAAATACTTCCCGCCTCCTGCGATCACGATGCCTTGGCCGCTGGATTTAGGCGGCTCTGAGTTCAGTTTCCCTGTCCGCTTCAGCATCGCCACCATGGCCCGAAGCTGCTGCTCGTTGAATTTCGTGAACCCGATGCAATCCGCGGCGTGGATCTGCTGGAGGGTGGTCATGGGCAGGCGGCGATCATGAACCATAACCGTACCGGCCCCGCTTCAGTCCGTCAACGCCAAACCACCGGGGCGCGGCCCCGAGAACCCCCCAGCTACCGGAGGCCGCGCCCCGACCGATCATGTCCCTAAGGCGCCGACTTCAGCACTGAACCATGCCCAGCGTCAAGCCTAAATCAGCACCGCAACCCCGATGAAGATGACCGCGACCGGCGGCCACACCGTCGCACCCGAGGAACCGGCGACGATGGAAGCGGAATGGTCGGATGCGGAGCAAGGGCCTGCGGCGTAGGTAGTTATCGAAACATAACACCTACTTCTCATGACGTTTGTTGTCTGACTTCTTGTGGAGCAAGGTGTTGGCAATCAATGGTCTGTGAACAATAGTTCTTATCCCTCAGTCGCAATAGGGTGAGGATGCGATGATACGTGATAACTTTATCATGGCCCCAGACAGTCCACTACGGCCACGGAGAGCCCGACCCCACCCCCGCCGACCCCCCGGGCAGCGGTACGCGGGTCCCGCGAAGAACCCCCGTACATATTTTCCCTCCAAAATCTGCTCCCTGATGACGTTCGCCAAATCAGCCTCTGCCCCTCCACCACCAAAAGGCACTGAGGATCAGCCACGGCCAAACCCCCGCTCGCCTAAACCATGGCCAAAAGGGTTCGGGGAGGGCCGTACAGCGCCAGAAGGCCCAACAGAGGGCAAAGGCCACGATGGGCGCGTACAGGGGAGGCATGGCTGCCCTGTGGAACAAGGTGCGCTGGGGTCAAGGATGAATAAGGGGTGCTTATTCGGGGCCGAGTCATCCGATAGCTTTGCGCTTCCGTTTGGCCTTGTGGTACGTGACAGGCATGGGCAGTACGTTGGGCGGTACCGCTGGCGCTGAAGGCGTCTCCTCACAGCGAGAATCTGCGCACGGGTTTTGCGTATAGGGTTCTTCTCTGTTGACTGGTGTCATTCCTGACACCGCTTGTGAGTCCGCTTTTGACACCTCTCGGTACGCTCCCCGGATCGGCAACTCGTACGTGTGTGGGCCTTGCCCCTTACCGCGCTCGGCGATGAAAAGGCGTCCGTTTTCCAACAGGGACGCGATCACGCCCTTGGCTCGCCGCAGACTCATCCTCGCCTGTTTGGCGATCTCCTCCTGTTTGGCGGTGGCGCGGGGGTAATAGCCGTGCCGAGAATCACTGAGGTGCGCGATAGCCAACTGCACCAGCAACTCCGGCCCGCGACAGGTGCTGTGTCGCATGACGGCGCGCAATGCTTCGGCGCTCATGCGCTATGATTGCGTAGTTTCCACGAACCCGATGCACTCGTAGATGGCGAATTGGCCGGCGTATTGGGTGGCGAGCCGGATTGCCTCCTGCGCAGCGGTCTTGAGGTCAGGCTGAATCCGCTTTGGCTTTTCGTTCTGAGTCAGCCACTTCTTGTCCCACTTTTCGGTCATGCACACGACAAGGTATGGTCCTTGGCGTTTGGTGTGCCGGGGTTGTTTTGGTGTTGACGGCGCCGCGGATTGCGGCGAAGGATTCGCTACTGTATTCATAGGCCCGCATTGTGACGCTTTCTCTTGGGAAAGTCAACGATGCGGGCTTCTTTTCGGCCCCCATTCATCCTTTACATCCGCCCCAAATCCGCGACCATCGGTCATGCGGTTGCTGCTCTGCCTTCTCCTCTCCGGCTGTTCCACGACCGTCTACGGCCCGGGCGGGCAACCGCAATTCCGCACCTACGCCAACGCCACCAACCTTTCCTTCACCGGCCCCGGCACCTCCCTGCACGCGGATCGGCTCAACCACAGCACCCCGCCCCAGATCGGCAGAGCACACGTGTGAATCGCAGCAACCGTTCCGTAGATCGGTTGCCGGCTATCGCGACTGTGATCGAGCCACTGACCCGGTGCGGTGGGTCGGACGAGGCACCGTCCTATGCG